GAGTTCGAACTCATGATGGCGATTGTCGCCCACCGCACAGTGTTCTTCCGCTCCTTCGTGACAGCGGCCTCCATGCGCTCCTTCGACTTGCCCATCGTCAGGTCGAGCAGGAACTTGCTTGACCAGTCCGTCTCGCTGCCGTCGTACGTGCGGGTCTTGTACGTCACCTCGTCCATGATTAGCGGCAGGTTGTGCAGGTTGCCCATGCGCAGCTGCGTGGCTACCACCGATGTGTCCGGGGTAATCATGTAGTCGGTCGGGCTACCCCATGCAGCAGCCGCCACGCTCAAGGCGACCGACTTGCCTGTGCCGGTCTCGTGCGACTGCACGTTGAGCAGCATGCCCTTGAACCCGGTTAACTCCATCAGCACCGCGCCCAGCGACATGCACACCGTGAGCAGAATGTCGTATCGCTTCTTCTCCGCCAGCATGCGCACCACGTCGCGCCACGCGTCGATGTCGCCGACGGGCGTTGTGATGGGCAGCAGGTTCGTGTGATCGTCGCCGGTCGGTGCAGTGGCTACGGTGCCGTCGGGCAGGTATGCTTTGCCGGCGATGACGAACCCGCCGTCCTCCTGCCAACCGTAGGTGTCCGGCACCTTGCGTGGCCCGCGCAGCACAGTCATGTCGCTCGCGCTCCTCTTTATGTATTCGTACAATGCTTTGTCCCGACTGTTGGTGGCGTACACGAGGTGCGCACCCAGCGCCTTGAGCGTGTCGTCTTTGCTGACCAGCGCCCGGGCGGGGATGGCAATCTCGCGCATGCCGGAGGGTTGGCACGCGACCACGTGGATGTGGTTGTGCTCGACGTCCTGCGTCAGTGAGCCTGTGACAAACACGTCGTAGGGAATCACGCAGACAACCTTGTGGGACTTCTCCCCGTTCGCGTCCTCGATGACTTCCTTGGTGTACACACCGCCGTTCTGCCCGAACGAAAAGCCCATCGGTGGCGACGGGCGAATGTAGTGGATCTGCGCAGGGGGTGGCTCAGCGTCGGCAACCATCTCCACCGCTGCTGTCTCCGGCACGGTGACCGTCCGCTCCTCATCGGTGTCGAGCAGTACCTCACGCCCCAGCGCGATGGGCGAAACGATGCGCCCGGAGTTGACGCACCCGGCGCACCCGCCGGGGTTGATGCTCTCCATCGCTGCACAGGTGTACGGCCCCTTGATGGCACGCAGCTTCTCGTGCATGCGCGACGGCTCGTATGGGTGCAGCTTCGACAGAAACACAGCGCCCTTGGCGCCATCGTCGGAGAACTTGGCAAGCGACAGCATCGCCCGCCACAACGGCTCCATGCCTTCGTTGTCTGCGTTCTCCACGTAGTGCTTCAGCTGCAGGCACCCCGCGCCCTTCTTCGTCTTGTTCAGAATCTCCTTGAAGTACGTTGCGGTATTGGCAAACATCTTCACGGCAATGGGCGACATGCTCTTCGGCGGCGCACCGGGGATGGCGAGTGGAGTCTCTGAAACGTAGTCGTACCCGTTGACTTCGTTCTTCAACCGCTCAGCCAGCGCATCGAAGTCTGTCGGACCGTCGCCCTCCAGCACCACACGCACGGGCTTGGGGTGATCCGCGTAGGTGTAGTTCACCGTGCCCGGCACACGTAGAACCCGCGCAGCGTCGGCAGTAACGTGTTGGTCTACGGTCAGCTTGTGCTTGATGCACAAGCGTTTGAATCTCTCGGCAGCGGGCTTCCACTCGGCGACGGGGACGTCGGCGGTGAACGTCCAGTACGCGTGCACCCCGTGCCCGGAGGACACGACAATTGGTACAGGTAACTCAGCGTTGTGAATGAACGCTGATAGTGCGGCGGCGGCTTCTTTCTGTGTGTTGTACGGAGAGTTCTTATGCGCGCCGACATCGATGTCTATGAAGATAGACCGAAATGCACGCGCGTTATTCGCAGTACGTCTTGCAGGCGCGTCATCAGGTTTGTTGAATCCAGCCAGTGCGTAGTACGCATTGAACTTGTTTGCTGAATGTTTTTGGGCAACACGAAGGATCTCCGTTATTGTGTTTACAAACGTGTGCTCTTTGTATTGGGAGTCGTACTCAGCCACGCAGTACAACCCCGATGTCGGAAGCACCGCCGACAAAAAGTCATGCGGGTCCATCTCCTCTCCAGAAAGGGGGCCGCAGCATGCGGCCCCGTACCTACTTACGCTCGCTCTTCTTGTCGAAGTCGGTCCACACGCGCATCTCAAACCGCTCAAGCAACTCCGCAGTCACCCGGCGCGGGACAGCGCGTTTAACAGGATCGTCAAGAAGAGATGAAACGTAACGCGCCAGCTCCTCGTCCGTCAAGGCGCTTGGTTGAATCGAGTCTGGATGCTCCTCCATGCTTCCTCCTGAGTGGAACTTTTTTCCAAGATCAGCGCGACTTCCGTGACCCGTTGCCGGTAGGCGTTGGACACTTCGTGCCCTCTGAACCAGCGGTACACTGTCCAGCGTGTAGCCCCAACAGCACGCGCTACTTGTGCAATCGGCATGCCCAGCTTGATGGCCGCGCGGGCCAGCGTTTTGTGCAACCCGCGCGGTGCACGCTCGACAGCCTCGATGGTGGCTGCGGCGTATGGCACATCAGTCCTCGTCGTCCCACTCGTCCACGATATCGGCGAGCGACTTCGGGGCGGGGGCAGCTGGCTTGGCCCGGACAGCTGGCTTCGACGGCTCGGCCTCCACCTCCTCGACCTCCACCTCCTCGACCTCCACCTTCGGCGCGGGCTTCTTGGCGGCAGGCGCGGGCTTCTTGGCAACGGGTGCCGGGGCTTCGACCTCCGCCTTCACGTGCGCGGGCTTCGCACCAAGAGCTTTCTCAACGGCAGCACCGCTGTCGATGGCACCGGGGGTGTACGCGATAGCACGCTTGGCGTCTTCGGTCTTGCCCTGCGCTTGGCACGTGGCGTACTCGGCTTCCTCCAGCCAGCGCACGGGCTTGAAGAACAGCTTCGGGTTGGCTGCGTCGGTATCGAAACGCATCTGCGTGACCAGTGCGTCGATGCCAATACCCTGCGCCGACAGCCAGCGCGCGTACGCCTGCAGCGGACGGTTGTCACCATCCTCTTTGCCAAACAACGACGTTGCCGGCAGCTGCAGCTGCAGCACATCGCCTTCCATATCGTTGGCCAGCACTACCGCAACGCGTTGCTGGAACCGGCACGCACGACTGTCACCCTTGCCGCTGCCTTTTGCGTTCATCGGACAGGTGATGCAGCGGTCAGACTGTTTGTCTTTGCTGCTCGCATCGGGCGTCTCCCCGTCGGGAGACCAACAGTCGGGCGCAGTCGGCGGGGCTTCTTCGTCGAATTCCGTCGCGTAGTACTGGCGAGACACCTTCGGCGCAGCGGCGACGACCACCACATCGAGGTGCCGATCATCGACCTTGCCGACTTCCTTGCCATCGACGATCAGGCGGAACACGCCGCCCTTGATCGAGACACGCTTGCCGCCTCCAGCGCCACCGCCCGCCAGCGCTTTGGTGATCTCGGAAACTTCAGCCGTGCGCAGGTGTGCGGGCAGCTTGTTGGGAATGAAGTTGACTACTGCGTTCATCGTAGTTCCTTAGACAGACGGTTTGCGAACAATGACAGTCAGCTCGGTATCAGAATTCAGACCGGGCGGAACTGCTTCGGGGTTGTCGGCGAGGTAAGTCGCCATGTTCTTCTGTGCGATGCGGTGCTCCAGCAAGTCGATGTTCCCTTGCTCCAGAACAAACGCACCGAACGACTCCCAGTCGGTAGCGTAGTAACGCACCTTCTCGGTCAGCATCACGGTGCCCTCCGCCGTGCGCACGGACTTCAGGTTCAGGCGCTGCATCTCCTCCTTCATGGCGTTGGCAACCGCCGCTTGCTTCTCCTTCAGCACAGCGACAGCGGCTTCGTGAGCGCGGTCCATCTCTTGGATCTGCGCCCGGATCTTGCGGTACACCCGCGCAAGCTTGTCCATCGGTACTTCGACTTGATCGCTCATGTTCCTCTCCTTGGTAACAGTAAGTCTAATTTTAGACTCATACGGATTTCGATGTCAACTCCTCCTTGTAAAGATCAATGATCGCAGTGTGCTCGTCGAGGCGCTGCTCCAGCACCTTGTACATCCGGCGCTCGATCTCGCTGCCTTGCAGGTGGATCACGGTCACCTTGTCAGCCGTCTGCCCGATGCGGTCCGCGCGGGCAATGCACTGAATGTAGTTCTC